CAAAGTTGGTATAGAACATTTTATCAAACTCTAATACTTCTGGCATTTTTTTCTCTATTTAATTGTTTCTTTATATAAATATCTATTTTTTAAATTATCCGTTAAAAGCGGCGCCAGTTGGTAAGATATTGAAATCAATTTGAATGAATTCAGCTGTCTTAGTTGGTTGTAAATAGATAGCTCCTTTCATAATGTTTCTATCAATTACATCTGGTGTATTATTAGTATCATCCATTACAACACGGAATGCGTACAAACCTTGTCTTTGTTGGATTGATTCTAAATAAGGGTTAACGATATTTAAGAATCTATTTCTTGTCGTTGATGTGTTTTGTTCAAACACTAAATAACGAGAAGTAGATGCGATATATTTTCTAACAGTTAATAATAATCTTCTTACATTAATTCTATCTAATGCTGATGGTTTATCTTGTAATGTTTTTTGTCCAAATACTACAATACCTTGTCCTGGGAATTGTACGATTGGATTTACTTTTGCTTCATATAAATCATCTTTTTCAGATTGAGTTAATCTATCTAATACACTAACTGCTCCTACTAATCCACCTCTATTTAAACCGGCTGGTGCGAACCATTCCGCTGCTACTCTATCGTTTGCTGCGAATACGCCAGGTAATAATACTGATGGTGGAACTGTTATTAATTTGTTTGTATTAACATCAATTGTTTTAACCCAAGGATAGTAAACTGCTGCGTAATTAGAATCTACTGATTGTGCTTGTGTTATAGTTGCTGATAAGGAAGTTGAAGCGTTACCTGCATCTCCAATGAAGAATGCATCTGCTCTTTGTTCTACCATATCTAATATTGAAGTAAATACTGCTGAATGGTCTGCTCTATTAACATGCGGTGCAATTACCATATTGATATCATACTCATCAGCGTTTGATAATGCTGCGATATGTTTTCCATATGCTAATTTACCAGCGGTTGTTGCTGGGTCTATATCAGCTGCATGTGTGTTAGGAGCATATCCATCAAAACCTTCTTGAAATCCTATAATAAATTGTCTTTTTGCAATTTCTGCAGATGTTGTTGAAGATAATGTTAAACCAGCAATAGTATCCAATGAGAATACTGCGTTTGCTCCATTTCCTGCATTTACAGGAACCGGCTTCATATAGATTTTATTATCACCATTGTTATCAAAATCAATACCACTATACTTAGAAGAATCGGCTACTGAACCCGTTGAGAATGTTACTCTTGGAATAAAGTTTGCGTAGTTTCCTGCGTTTACAGGTAATTTATATGCCTCATGTCCAAAAGGTACTGCCTGAACTGGAGCTGCTTCATTTACGTTAACAATTCTAATATATTTTGAATTATTTACCCAATCACCACTTTCAGTTATTTTACCTAAAGAATCAATACTTCTTTTTCTATCACCAATTACTCTACTAATAAAGTTTGGAGAATTAGGGTCTAAGTTTACATTTGAATACGTTTCTAATACTACTTTCTTTTTATCAGTATCATTAAAATCTCTAACTACAACAGTGAATGTACCATAATCAGTTCCGTTTGTTGTACCAGCTGCTTTTACATTTGAAATACCAATTTTTACTTTAGTATTTGCTGCGTTTCCTGCGGTAATTGTTTCAATTTGAAATAATGAATATCTATCGCCTGAAATTAATTGAGATTTAATCATTGGAGTTAATCCCTCACATGCTTCACCTGTACCATATGAACCACTAAATTTTTGGTCAGCTAATACAACTACACTTGCACTTATATTTCCTGCAAATGCTGCGGTTGTACCGGCTCCACTTAAAATTCCATCAGCTGATGAGATTGTATAAGAACCTGTATTGAATATAAATCCGTTTTCTTTAAAGAATGCGTATGAATAAGCTGATTTAGCACCATATGCTGAAGTACCGAACACCGATTCGATATCGTTATCATCTGATAATTCTAAAGATGCACTATATCCACTTACACCACTTAATACAATTGAAAAATCACCACCACCATTTAAATCAGAAATTGTTGTTCCTGTAAATCCTGCTGCACTTCCTGATGTATTAAATAATACTCCCAATGCGCCTGATTGTGAACCAGATGCCGCTATTAATAATAAAGGAGCTTTTTCGGTATAACCCGTTTTTCCAGCTACTCTACAAATAGTTGCAGTTCCTGCTTCTCTTAAATAATTTTGTACTGCCAACGGAGTATAATACGTGTCATCTACTGAACCAAAAAGTTGTTGGAATTCAGCTTGTGAATTTACTATTGTTGGAACTAATGGTCCTTCTTTAAAAGGTCCAATGAAAGCTGCACCTATATCAGCTACACCCTGTTGTAAGAATGAAAGGTCGTTTTCTTTTGTAAATACGCCTGGTGATACTATTTTCTCTGCCATTTTATACTTTAATTTATTTTTTAATGTCTACTATAAATATAATGTTTTATTTCAAAACAACAATTAAGTTATTACTTTAATGTTGTAGAGAAATAATTATACACTTGCTGTACGCTTGTTGAGTTTTGCAACACATTATAGAACAATACCGCTTGAATGCCACCATTCCAAAAAGAGGTTCTACCACTATTTGAACCTATTGTTACATAGTTTGTAGATGCCGGTGCAGTAAAGGCCGCTGATGAGAACGTACCAATTGATGCACCATCCACATAAATTGTACAAGTTCCACTTGGTTGAAATGCTGCTGAAATCAAATAGTTTGTACCAGCTGTCAATGATGTTGTTAACTGTGCGGAATTTCCCAATGCACTACCATAGAATTTTATTCTATTTAATGTAGAGCTATCAGTCGATTCAATTGCTAAACCATAAAATCCTGCATAATCAAAAATGAATCTTGATGTTGTTCCTAATGTTGTTGTAGGTCTAACCCAAACGTGAATAGTACCGGTATTAACATTAAATTGAGAATATCCACCATTGATGTTTGTTGCAGTATCTTTATAAAAGAATTGGTTAGTTCCGTTAAATGTTACATATGATGCTTTCTTATTAGCACCATTTGTAGATGTTGGGTTACCCCCTGTAATACTTGCGGCGTTTGGTGCACCTGCGGGTCTTACACCTGTACCATATCCACTCATATCTAACCAATCTGCTCCTGCACTTCCTGAATTGTATGATACTGTTTTATATTGGTCAACATACATTCTTAATCCCGTTGATGGAATATATGGTTGAGTTGTTGTACCTTTATTGTGTGAAATGTATCCATTTGCAATATAAACGTCAGCTTGTTCTACGTTAATAGTTGCAATTTCAACATCTTCGGTTATAACTTCTATATTAGTTACTTCAATTTCTTGCGTTTCATTTAAAAAATCATCCCATTTGATAATCATATCACCTGGAAGTATATTTTCTACATTTTTAAAATGATATTTTTCAATTTCGGAATCAAATACCCAAAGAGGGTGTGTGCCTGTTGCTTTTATTTCTCCGTTATTTATTGAATAATATCCACTTGCAAAGTTATAAACTACATCAGATACAACAACATTTTGTGCTGAACCTGATTGTGTATCTAATTGATAAAATCTCCATTCGGTTAATTGAGTATCAGTACCATCTAATGATTCATCCGGTAATCCTGCTGGCACCCATGCTTTAATTTCATCGCCAACATTTAAATCTTCAACATTTATTTCGCTACCATTTGCTAAGGTTACCTTAGTTCCAAATACCAAACAAAAATCCGGTTGGTTAATTGTGTTATAAACATCAACTGCGTATAATGTTTTAGTAGTTGTAGTATTGTAATTTGTTGCATTTAAATTATATCCATCGGCATATGTCATTGATAAAACAGAAGATGCTTCCGAATAGTTGGATGCTGCGATTGATGCGGGTGTAATTGGAAAAGATGGAGATGCTCCCAATGTTGGAGAACCTACTGAAAAGTTTGCATTATCAAATGTTACTGAATAGTTTGCTGCTACACTTCCTACTTTTGCACCATGCAAAGAACCTTGTGTTCCAAAAGAAAAAGTTGCTGTTTCCGATGTACTTTCTACAATATATGTATAAGTTGGTTGGTTTACTGTAATCGAATCTACTGCGAATGAAGTAAATGCAGTATTACTACCAGCGGCAGTACCACCTAATCCACCGATTGAAACCGCTTGTGTTGTTCTTGCAGAACCACTCACTGCTCTATATAAATTTCCTAATGATAAATTTGTCCTTGGCATAAGTTGTGTGTTATTCTCTGTTATAAATATCTAAAAGTTTTTCTTTCCATTCATCTTTATTAGAAAAGTATTTAATCATCCAATTTTTTAATTTTTCAAATTCGATTTTACGGGTTTCATAATCATCTTCACA